TCACCGGGCGGCGCTTTGAGCACGGGGTGACGGACTGTTACACGCTGTTCCGGGACGCTTACCATCTGGCGGGAATTGAGATGCCGGATTTTCATCGCGGGGATGACTGGTGGCGTAACGGCCAGAATCTCTATCTTGACAATATGGAGGCGACTGGTTTTTACCGTGCCGCACTGACAGAGGCGCAGCCGGGCGATGTGCTGCTGTGCTGCTTTGGTTCATCGGTGCCGAATCATGCCGCCATTTACTGTGGCGACGGCGAGCTGCTGCACCATATTCCTGAACAACTGAGCAAACGAGAGAGGTATACCGACAAATGGCAGCGACGCACACACTCCCTCTGGCGTCACCGGGCATGGCACGCATCTGCCTTTACGGGGATTTGCAACGATTTGGCCGCCGCATCGACCTTCGTGTGAAAACGGGGGCTGAAGCCATCCGGGCACTGGCCACACAGCTCCCGGCATTTCGTCAGAAACTGAATGAGGGCTGGTATCAGGTGCGCATTGCCGGGCGTGATGCAGGCGAAAACGAATTATCTGCCCGTCTTAATGAGCCGCTGGCAAATGGTGCCGTGATCCACATCGTACCGCGTCTGGCGGGTGCCAAAAGTGGCGGTGTTTTTCAGGCAGTGCTGGGGGCTGCGCTGATTGCGGTGGCATGGTGGAACCCTGTGGGCTGGCTGGGTGTCGCGGCTGTATCGGGTATGTATGCGGTAGGGGCCAGTATGATCCTGGGCGGTGTGGCGCAGATGCTGGCACCGAAAGCCAGAACTCCCCGCACACAGACAACGGATAACGGCAAACAGAACACGTATTTCTCCTCGCTGGATAACATGGTTGCCCAGGGGAATGTTCTGCCCGTTCTGTACGGTGAAATGCGCGTGGGGTCACGCGTGGTATCTCAGGAGATCAGCACGGCAGACGAAGGGGATGGTGGTCAGGTTGTGGTGATTGGTCGATGATGCAAAATATTTTATGTGAAACCGCCTCCGGGCGGTTTTGTCGTTTATGGAGCATGACGAATGGGTAAAGGCAGCAGTAAGGGGCATACCCCGCGCGAAGCGAAGGACAACCTGAAATCCACGCAGTTGCTGAGTGTGATCGATGCCATCAGCGAAGGGCCGATTGAAGGTCCGGGGGATGGATTAAAAAGCGTGTTGCTGAACAGTACACCGGTGCTGGACAGTGAGGGGAATACCAACATCTCCGGTGTCACGGTGGTGTTCCGGGCAGGTGAGCAGGAGCAGACACCGCCGGAGGGATTTGAATCATCAGGTTCCGAGACGGTACTGGGTACGGAAGTGAAATACGACACGCCGATCACCCGGACCATCACGTCGGCAAACATCGACCGTCTGCGTTTTACCTTCGGTGTGCAGGCACTGGTGGAAACCACCTCAAAGGGGGACAGGAATCCATCGGAAGTCCGCCTGCTGGTTCAGATACAACGTAACGGTGGCTGGGTGACGGAAAAAGACATCACCATTAAGGGCAAAACCACCTCGCAGTATCTGGCCTCGGTGGTGGTGGGTAACCTGCCGCCGCGCCCGTTTAATATCCGGATGCGCAGGATGACGCCGGACAGCACCACAGACCAGCTGCAGAACAAAACGCTCTGGTCGTCATACACCGAAATCATCGATGTGAAACAGTGCTACCCGAACACGGCACTGGTCGGCGTGCAGGTGGATTCGGAGCAGTTCGGCAGCCAGCAGGTGAGCCGTAATTATCATCTGCGCGGGCGCATTCTGCAGGTGCCGTCGAACTATAACCCGCAGACGCGACAATACAGCGGTATCTGGGACGGAACGTTTAAACCGGCATACAGCAACAACATGGCCTGGTGTCTGTGGGATATGCTGACCCATCCGCGCTACGGCATGGGGAAACGTCTTGGTGCAGCGGATGTGGATAAATGGGCGCTGTATGTCATCGGCCAGAATTGCGACCAGTCGGTGCCGGATGGCTTTGGTGGCACGGAGCCGCGCATCACCTGTAACGCTTACCTGACCACGCAGCGTAAGGCGTGGGATGTTCTCAGCGATTTCTGCTCGGCGATGCGCTGTATGCCGGTATGGAACGGGCAGACGCTGACGTTCGTGCAGGACCGACCGTCGGATAAGGTGTGGACCTATAACCGCAGTAATGTGGTGATGCCGGATGATGGCGCGCCGTTCCGCTACAGCTTCAGCGCCCTGAAGGACCGCCATAATGCCGTTGAGGTGAACTGGATTGACCCGAATAACGGCTGGGAGACGGCGACAGAGCTTGTTGAAGATACGCAGGCCATTGCCCGTTACGGTCGTAATGTCACGAAGATGGATGCCTTTGGCTGTACCAGCCGGGGGCAGGCACACCGCGCCGGGCTGTGGCTGATTAAAACGGAACTGCTGGAGACGCAGACCGTGGATTTCAGCGTGGGCGCAGAAGGGCTTCGCCATGTGCCGGGCGATGTTATTGAAATCTGCGATGATGACTATGCCGGTATCAGCACCGGTGGTCGCGTGCTGGCGGTGAACAGCCAGACCCGGACGCTGACGCTCGACCGTGAAATCACGCTGCCATCCTCCGGTACCACGCTGATAAGCCTGGTTGACGGAAGTGGTAATCCGGTCAGCGTGGAGGTTCAGTCCGTCACCGACGGACTTAAGGTGAAAGTGAACCGTGTTCCTGACGGCGTTGCAGAATACAGTGTGTGGGGGCTGAAGTTGCCGACGTTGCGTCAGCGCCTGTTCCGCTGTGTGAGTATCCGTGAGAACGATGACGGCACGTATGCCATCACTGCCGTGCAGCATGTACCGGAGAAAGAAGCCATCGTGGATAACGGGGCGCACTTTGACGGCGACCAGAGCGGAACGGTGAACGGTGTCACGCCGCCCGCGGTGCAGCACCTGACCGCAGAAGTCAATGCAGACAGCGGGGAATATCAGGTGCTGGCGCGATGGGACACACCGAAGGTGGTGAAGGGCGTGAGCTTCCTGCTCCGTCTGACCGTAACAGCGGACGACGGCAGTGAGCGGCTGGTCAGCACGGCCCGGACGACGGAAACAACATACCGCTTCAGGCAGCTGGCGCTGGGGAACTACAGGCTGACAGTCCGGGCAGTAAATGCCTGGGGGCAGCAGGGAGACCCGGCGTCGGTATCGTTCCGGATTGCCGCACCGGCAGCGCCGTCACAGATTGAGCTGACTCCGGGCTATTTTCAGATAACCGCCACGCCGCATCTTGCGGTTTATGACCCGACGGTACAGTTTGAGTTCTGGTTCTCGGAAAAGCGGATTGCGGATATCAGGCAGGTTGAAACCACAGCACGCTATCTTGGCACGGCGCTGTACTGGATAGCCGCCAGTATCAATATCAAACCGGGCCATGATTATTATTTTTACATCCGCAGTGTGAACACCGTTGGCAAATCGGCATTTGTGGAGGCTGTTGGCCAGCCGAGTGATGATGCATCCGGCTATCTGAATTTTTTCAAAGGAGAGATAGGGAAAACCCATCTGGCTCAGGAGTTGTGGACGCAGATTGATAACGGTCAGCTTGCGCCTGACCTGGCTGAAATCAGGACGTCCATTACGGGTGTCAGCAATGAAATCACGCAGACCGTCAATAAGAAACTGGAAGACCAGAGTGCAGCGATCCAGCAGATACAGAAGGTTCAGGTTGATACAAATAATAACCTGAACAGCATGTGGGCTGTGAAGCTGCAGCAGATGCAGGACGGACGCCTTTATATCGCGGGTATTGGTGCCGGTATTGAGAATACTCCTGACGGTATGCAGAGTCAGGTGCTGCTGGCGGCGGACAGGATTGCGATGATTAATCCTGCGAATGGCAACACAAAGCCGATGTTTGTTGGTCAGGGCGATCAGATATTCATGAACGAAGTGTTCCTGAAATATCTGACGGCTCCCACCATTACCAGCGGCGGTAATCCTCCGGCATTTTCCCTGACACCGGACGGGCGGCTGACGGCGAAAAATGCCGATATTAGCGGTAACGTGAATGCGAACTCCGGGACGCTCAACAACGTCACGATTAACGAGAACTGCCGGGTTCTGGGAAAACTGTCCGCGAACCAGATTGAAGGCGATCTCGTTAAAACAGTGGGCAAAGCTTTCCCCCGTGACTCCCGAGCACCGGAGCGGTGGCCATCAGGGACCATTACCGTCAGGGTTTATGACGATCAGCCGTTTGACCGGCAAATTGTTATTCCGGCGGTGGCATTCAGTGGCGCTAAGCATGAGAGAGAGCATACTGATATTTACTCCTCATGCCGTCTGATAGTGCGGAAAAACGGTGCTGAAATTTATAACCGTACCGCGCTGGATAATACGCTGATTTACAGTGGCGTTATTGATATGCCTGCCGGTCACGGTCACATGACACTGGAGTTTTCGGTGTCAGCATGGCTGGTAAATAACTGGTATCCCACAGCAAGTATCAGCGATTTGCTGGTTGTGGTGATGAAGAAAGCCACCGCAGGCATCAGTATCAGCTGAATTTTATAACCCCAATACGGGCGTCAGAAATGACGCCTTTTTTATTGCAGAAAAGCGAGAGGTAATTATGCGTAAATTATGTGCTGTTATTCTGTCCGCAGTAGTCTGGCTGGTTGCCGCTGGTACGCCAGCGAGCGCAGCAGAGCATCAGTCCACACTAAGCGCCGGGTATCTTCAGACCCATACTGATATGCCAGGCAGTGATGACCTGAAGGGCATTAACGTGAAATACCGTTATGAATTTACGGACACGCTGGGGCTGGTGACGTCATTCAGTTATGCCAATGCCAAAGATGAGCAAAAAACCCATTACAGCGATACCCGCTGGCATGAAGATTCCGTGCGTAACCGCTGGTTCAGCGTGATGGCGGGGCCGTCTGTGCGCGTGAATGAATGGTTCAGCGCGTATGCGATGGCGGGTGTGGCTTACAGCCGTGTGTCGACTTTCTCCGGGGATTATCTTCGCGTAACTGACAACAAGGGGAAAACGCACGATGTGCTGACCGGAAGTGATGACGGTCGCCACAGCAACACGTCTCTGGCGTGGGGAGCTGGCGTGCAGTTTAACCCGACCGAATCCGTGGCCATTGATATTGCTTATGAAGGCTCCGGCAGTGGCGACTGGCGCACTGACGGTTTCATCGTGGGTGTCGGTTATAAGTTCTGATTAGCCAGGTAACACAGTGTTATGACAGCCCGCCGGTTCAGGCGGGCTTTTTTGTGGGGTGAATATGGCAGTAAAGATTTCAGGTGTACTGAAAGACGGCACAGGAAAACCGGTACAGAACTGCACAATCCAGCTGAAAGCAAAACGTAACAGCACCACGGTACTGGTGAACACGGTGGCCTCTGAAAATCCGGATGAAGCCGGGCGTTACAGCATGGATGTTGAGTATGGCCAGTACAGCGTCATCCTGCTGGTTGAAGGTTTTCCGCCTTCACATGCCGGGACCATTACCGTCTATGAAGGTTCCAGACCAGGTACGCTGAATGATTTTCTCGGTGCCATGACGGAAGATGATGTCATGCCGGAGGCATTGCGTCGTTTTGAGGCAATGGTGGAAGAAGTGGCACGCAACGCCGAAGCCGCCTCTCAGAGCGCAGCGGCGGCAAAGAAATCCGAAACTGCAGCGGCATCATCGAAGAACGCGGCGAAAACCTCAGAAACGAATGCAGCTAATAGTGCACAGGCGGCAGCGGCCTCGCAGACTGCATCGGCAAACTCCGCGACAGCAGCCAAAAAATCAGAAACCAACGCGAAAAACAGCGAGACAGCCGCAAAGACGAGCGAAACCAACGCAAAGTCCAGCCAGACGGCAGCGAAGACCAGCGAAACGAATGCTAAAGCCAGTGAAACTGCGGCAAAAAACAGCCAGGTTGCAGCAGCCCAAAGCGAGAGCGCGGCAGCCGGTTCTGCGACTTCAGCAGCTGGATCAGCAACTGCTGCGGCTAACAACCAGAAAGCTGCGAAGACGAGTGAAACTAACGCAAAGTCCAGCCAGACGGCAGCGAAGACCAGCGAAACGAATGCCAAAGCCAGTGAAACTGCGGCGAAAAGCAGTCAGGATGCAGCAGCTGAAAGCGAGAGTGCCGCAGCCAGTTCTGCAAGTGCGGCGGCTTCTTCTGCCACTGCATCAGCCAACAGTCAAAAAGCTGCAAAAACCAGTGAAACCAACGCAAAGGCGAGCGAGACTGCGGCGGATAACTCAGCGAAAGCATCGGCAGCAAGCCAGACGGCAGCTAAAGCAAGCGAAGACGCAGCCAGGGAGTACGCAAGCCAGGCAGCAGAGCCGTATAAATATGTCTTACAGCCGCTTCCTGATGTGTGGATACCGTTTAACGATTCACTGGATATGATTACGGGCTTTTCGCCATCATATAAAAAAATTGTTATTGGCGACGATGAAATAACAATGCCTGGCGACAAGATTGTAAAGTTTAAACGCGCATCGAAAGCAACCTATATTAATAAATCTGGTGTACTGACAGAGGCTGCCATTGACGAGCCGCGATTTGAACGTGATGGCCTGCTTATTGAGGGGCAAAGAACTAATCTTCTGCTTAATTCAACAAATCCATCTAAATGGAATAAGTCAGGCAATCTGGAACTCACAGAAATATCCACGGATTCTTTTAATTTTACTTATGGGAGATTTACTGTAAAAGATACTCTTATTGATCAGACAAGTGCGATTAATATCGTAACGGTTTCTGGCAGTAAAGGATTTGATGTCACAGGTGATGAAAAATATGTGACCATTTCATGCCGTGTCAGAAGTGATGTTGAAAATATAAGGTGTCGTTTAAGATTTGAACATCATGATGGTTCTACTTACACTTTTTTGGGAGATGCTTACCTCAATTTATCAACACTTGTAATTGATAAGACTGGTGGTGCAGCAAATCGTATTATTGCAAAAGCTGTAAAAGATGAGGCTACTGGTTGGATTTTCTATCAGGCTACAATTAATGCACTAGATACAGAGAGCATGATTGGTGCGATGGTTCAATATGCTCCAGTAAAAGGTTCAGGCACAGCATCTGGAGACTATCTGGATATCGCAACTCCACAAGTGGAAGGTGGATCAAGTGCTTCGTCATTTATTGTAACTGATATAACTGCAAGCACTCGCGCAAGCGATATGGTGACAGTCCCAATCAAGAATAACCTTTATAATCTTCCTTTTACAGTTCTTTGTGAGGTACATAAGAACTGGTATAAAACGCCAAATGCAGCACCGCGTGTTTTTGATACCGGCGGTCATCAAACCGGAGCGGCTATTATTCTTGGCTTCGGTCGTTCAACAGATTATGACGGATTTCCTTATTGCGATATTGGAGGAGCTAACAGACGGGTAAACGAAAACGCATCGCTTGAAAAAATGGTTATGGGGATGCGTGTAAAGTCAGAGCAGTCTACGTGCTCAGTAAGTAACGGGCATATATCCAGCGAAACAAAAACCACATGGTCCTGTATTCAGAACACCGCAATTATCCGTATTGGAGGCCAGACTACAGCCGGGTTACGTCATTTATTTGGTCATGTCAGGAATTTCAGAATATGGCACAAGGCATTGACTGATGCTCAGATGGGGGAGTCAATCTAATGAAAGATTTAACACTCAAATTTGCCGACAGGGCCGACTTTTCGGCCTTTATGGAGAGTATTGGCTATTATGATGACGAGTCGATGCAGGATGATATTCTTATTGACTTGATAGGTAACGTGTACAAAGAAACCGGAGAACTGACTGAAGATGGCGAACCGGTATGTGTTAAGGAAGACGGATATTTTGTAAACGTGCGCATCATTAATGATTCGCAAATATCGTCATTATTCGATGAATACGCGGTTGCTGTTGAGCATCAACTTCGTGGCTGGATGTGAGGAAGGAAAATGGCTACATCGACAGTAATTCCTGATGATATCAAAACGCTAAAATCCGACGTTAGCAAATTAAAAAACGATCAAGGGAGCTACGCAACAAAATCATATGTAGACAATAAAACAACATGGAATAGTTATTGCAATGTAATCTATGATCAAAAGACATTGCCGACCACTGGAACTATATTTAGCGGTAAGATTCACTTGTCAAATAAGACAGGAGAAACCGAAAACGCTTATAGTGAGATGTACACCAGAAAAAATATTGACGGTACAAAAGATACAATGACAAGGATTGTCACACACAATGGAACAAAAGGTATCTTTTGGGATTTTAGCGATCTTTACGGCGGAACATTAATTTTTCCAGGCAGTGATGGTTACCTTAAGATGGGGAACTGTCTCATGTCGTATGGTGTGCGGGGAAGTAACGCGCTTATTAAGTTTGACTGCACAGACACATTACAAATCAAATATGCCAATCATGGGTCAACCATGACATTAAACACACAGGGGACCGCTC